TAGACACTTCTCCAGCAGGAGTACGATTATTATTATGATAAGGACAGAAGATAATATAATCAGTGCCGTATTCAGCTTCTATATCTATTCCTGCACCTGTTATTACTCTGTGTATCTGCTGTGTTGTGTATATATCTTTAAGCATTCTTGTCTTCGTAATCTTTATATCTGTAATATCCCTTGTCAAAATCTACTTGTATCAAAAAGTCTCCCATAAATCCATTACGATTTTTTCTAAATGCACATTCAATTATATCACTGTTGGATGCACGACCAAGTGCTAAAACCCAGTCAGCATCATAAGCAATTTGACGTGACCATGCTGTTTGACCTAAAGTTGGAACACTACTCATGTTAGTTACATCGTCTGGAGTTGCAGATGAGATAGCAATAATAGGAATCTCTTCACTAATAGACATTAATTTTAATTCACGAGAAAGATTCTTCATGCGTACCGTTTCATTGTCAGATTTTTGGTTGGGAGCCATAAGTTGTAGGTAATCTACAATTACAAAATCTGGACGATATTGATCAATCTTTCCACGAATAACAGAAGGATTAATTTCTCCACCACTATCATTAGATATAATATGAAATGGTGGCTTACCAGCAATTCTACTATCATGCCATTTCTTTAACATATCTATTTCAATATCTCCATTAGAAATCTTGCGGTGTGACCAAAGACCCTCGCCCATAATCGCAAATACACGATTGCGAACTTCTGTCTCTGACATTTCAAGACTTATAATCATTGGAGTTTTGCCCTGTTTCCATGCTTGTACAGCAAAGTAAAGAGCAAGCCAGGATTTACCAATACCTGGATATGCCAGGAAGATCCCCAGTTGACCTGGCATAATTCCTGAAGGAAGGTAATTGTCAAACCCTGGCAAGCCTGTTTTAATTCCCATTTTACCAAGTTCTTGCTGTTTTTTAACATTTTCAAAATATGTAATTGCAGACTGAATATCAGTTGCATCAATATCACGAATAGCAGATGTATTCTTTTTTAATTCTGAAGTCTTTGTAATTAACTGTTCAAGAGCTTTTACCCCTTGACCTCCTTGTACCTCTGTAGCAGCATTACGAATAATATCTTTTAGACTATCATTTAAATAGTCTGCTTGTAATTCTTCTAGATGATGTTTTGTTGCACCTATTCCTGCTACTGGAGCAAAGTCTCTAAACTTTTCAACAACAAGAGATACTGGAGGAACTGTACCATTGGTTTCTGCATAACGCTTTATAAAATTCCACACATCATTATGTGTTCGCAAAATACCGTCTATATTAGCCTGTAATAAAACATGTACTTGTTTATCTTCTAGTACAGCAGATATTACTTTTGCTTCAGAATTACTCACTTAACCACTTCCTCGCCAATTCTCTACGCTCTGCTCTTTCTCTTAAATCTCGCTCTGTTTCCATTCTACCATTAAGAATTTGTTGTGCATTATAAGCAAAAAAGTTCCAGTTAGGATTTTGTGCTATATTAAAATAATAATCTAATAAGTCATAGCATGATGATAAGCCATATGACTCCACAAGGGCATCGGCAGCCCATTGCTCAACATTTAGATTGAGGTTAGACTTTTGCTCATATCTCTGCAAATGTAATTTGTTATAGCGACTGAGCAAAGCCATACGGTCTTTGCGATCAGCCATTATTAATCCTCTGCTAAAGCAGATTTAGCCTCTTGAACTTTTTCTACAACTTTTGTTTCAACAAAGCTATATACACGATCCATTGCTTCATTTGTATTTTCACCTTCACGAACACTGTCAATAACACCAAGATCTACTCGCAAAGACTGGAAATTACCCAAATTAAGAGTATATCCAAGTGTTACAGATACTTTTGTTTCATTTCTTTCTTCCACCACTGCCTCCTTCATAGGCTATTTAATATTTTCTTGCCAGACTGGTATAAATCTACCGTCTGCTGTTTTTGTATAAACCAGTATACCATCGCCAGTTCTGCGTGTCAACTCTTGACTTGTTGGCGTCATATTGTTTGTTATTAAATTATCTTTTCTTGGTCTTCCAAAATGTATGCTTGCAAGTATATCACGTATCTCTTTTACTTGCGATTCAGAATAGTAAGCTCTTATTTGCCAATGTCTAGTGCCACCGACTTGTGCTCCAGTGGGTGGAGGAATAACTCCACGCTTAATTAAAGATGGAATATATTTTCTATGCCTATTGACAAGTTTAGCAGTTTCTGATACAGTATATGCTCTTTCTCTATTTTTTCTAAAATCAGAACGGAGACATGTCTCTAATCTATCTTTTGTTATATTATAAACAGTTACCATACCAGTTGATCTTGAACTATGGTATAACCTAACAAGATCACCATTAAGAAAATATATAGTTTTATTACCAGCAATTACAGGCTCGTTATTATAGTTTTTGCTCTCAAGCTTTCTAGGTTTAAAAGCCACAAGCCCTCCTTACTTTCTAAAGGAGGATGATAAAATTTTCTAGCACCACAGGTAATACAATAAGTTTCAATATGTACTTGACTAGAATATTGTCTATCAACAAACATTCTTCCTTTACATTTTTTACAATATATCATTATAAACCTAATTAGGAATTCCTACAATAATTAAATTTACAGCAAGAGAAAGATCTCCAGATGAATTAAATCTTACTACGCCCTCAACTCTAGAAGTTGTAACAGTTTTTAAAATAACTGAAACATTTTGACCCGCTGGAGTATTTCCAGTATTTACAGGTGTTGCAGTTGCAATTGGAGCATATTTAAAATCTGATGGAAAATCATACGAAAATGTTTTTTCATTTCCCGCATTAACTGTTGAATTATTTGCTACCACAACATATCCGCCAATTATTCTAGCTTGTGATGTTTTGATATTTTGTTTTCCAGCGCTTACTGTATCTATAGTTGTATAATTAAAGGTGGCAGACGAAACCTGATTTGATAAATCATTTATTGTATCTGCCAACTGATAAATATAAGTTACATCAAGAGGTTGCCCTCGTTCTGGTAGTGGTACTTTAGCCATTATCTCTCCATTATATCATTAGACTGTTTCATTTAAAAGCCTATAAACTTTTAAAAAGGGTGTTCCAGCTGCGCCATCAGATCTTTCTATTGGCGTTCCTTTTAAATATATTTCAATACTCATTCTATTGGGGCTTGTGCCCTGCACTACATTATTTATGGTCCAAGTATTTGGTATTGGTATAGACAAAGACGTTGTATCAATTCTTTCTTTATATAGCCAGTCTCCGTTTCCGCCTCCACGATCCCATCTTACCCATATATCATACTCATGTGATTTTGTAATTGAATATGTATTTCCCTCATATACTTTAGAAATTTCTACTGAATCCCAAACAATAGTTGCAATTGATCCAGCTTTATTGAATGCAATATTTCCAGGCACTAAAGTATATTCTGGCTGTATTAGATAAACTGGAGACCAATGGGACAATCGATTTCTGTCAGATGATACTATCCTGTATCTTATATAATATCCTTCATTTTCTGAATTAATTGCAGGCAATTCAGAGTATGGTATTTTTAATTTTTTTACTGTTTCATTTGCCATTAGGTTACACCAACAGAAAATCTAAATTCTAAATAATTACTTGTATTTGGAGATTTTATAATTGTTTCTGCGTTTGTATTTTTTACTATAGAATATCCAGTTAGTCCATACAATGGATTTATTGTTTGTGTATTTTCTAATCGTAAAGCATCAAGGGCAATATAATAATCATCTGAAGGACTATCAGATACCAAAACACATGCATATATTTTTACAACAGTTACAGCATTCCATGTAAATCCAGAACTTTGATATAGTTCCTCTAATCTTTTAGTTATTACAAAATATCTATTATTTTCAAAATCATATGTTCCACCTGTACCGCTTCCGTTTTCTAATTCGGCTTCAAAACTAGCAAACTCGCCAGAATTTTCTGTATCTGTTTCTGAAAATGTTACTAATATTCTAACTGTATCTGGGACGGCAGATGAATTTCCATTTTTACTTATTAAAGAAAAAGCCAGTCTTAATTCATCTTTAATTGAATTTCTTGTAAAATTAACATCTGCCCCAGTTAAATGAATATGATTAGATCCAGGCTCTACAACAAAATGTCCTTCGGCATTTCCAGTTGAAGAATCTATAGTAAGATCAGAATCGTCTCCTCTAATCATAATAATATTATTTAAAAATCTACAACGCTCATATCTTTCTGGTCTAGGAGATTTAAAAAATATTGAGTTATCTGCATTTGTTTGAAAAACTTGATCTGTTGTAGAAATAATATTATCATCATCTTCATCTAAAGGTGATGTAATTGTCGGAATTGGAAGCGCTGCGCTTGATGTGTGGTATTGCCAATTTTCTCCTTGAGTAAATGCAAAAACTGTTTTACTGTCAAATGCTCCAGCAGATGGATTTGATCCAGCAGAATATACTCCTATTTCTGTAATTTCATATCTTTCTTCTGTTGGCAATTCTGCAGTAAGAACTAATTTTTCTGAACTACCATCATTAATAAATCCTCTAGAAGATATTGGAACACGAATCATTTCAAAATCTAAATTTTGTTTTTCAGAATAATCTCCATATGGGTCAGATGTTTCTAATGGTTGAGCACCACAACCTATGGCAATATATGAAGCGTAGGCAGGGGCTTGTCCTAATAAATACTTTCCTATTATTTCTTTTCCTTT